GAGGATCTAAACGAAGATTAGCAATCTCGTCCCACATCGAGTGTCTCATCAGTATTACTACTGATAAAGCACGGGGACAATCCAGAGCACAAAGGATCTGCTCAGCAGTTCCAATGTGACGATCAAGCTCATGCTTTTTCATCTTACTCTCGATTGGATGTGAGTGGCTTAGCTAAAGGCCACCAGCGAATCGGAATCCTGGTCCCAAGTCATGTAACAGGTGGTATCGCCTGCAGGGGAGAGCATTAACCTTAACAAGGTTAAGAGACTCTCCTGTGCGGCGACTTTCCAACAGACATGGCCTGGTTCTAACAAAAGATCCAACGCATGCCATACCGACAGACGACGGCGTCGAGAAAACTCGACACTTCGCCAATCATAACGGCGTGGGAAGGAACGCGGATCCCGAGATGGCAGTGTCTTGGACACCGCCAAGGTAAGGCCCCTTGCGCCTGCATAGCTGATCAGACCCTCTCGGCGGCCCATACATTCGTAGCATTCAGCTACTAAAAGTATGTAGTTGTCGAAAGAGTCGGATAAGTCCATGTAGACATCAAAAGGGGCCGTCTTCCCGCAGAAGGGGCACGGAATGTTGTTTCGAACGAACATTTTGAGCTCCAATGCGGGAAAACCCCGCGTAAACCGGCTGATTTGATCAAGCCGGATGGACGAAGTTTTCCACAGCAGAGGTCACGACCGCATCGCCAAGAAGGTCGATAAACATCGCCTTCAGGTCTTTGCGATTTTGGAGTGACGACCTGGATGGGAATACCAGATCAAAGCTTCCGATACAATCGAAAGCCTTGGTCGGTACCGGCGCAAAGCCAAGGTCCGTCTCGTCCCCCAATGTTTCCATTGTGGGAAGGACGAGCTTGCCAGTGAGCCGGATGGTGCCGTTCGCGTTCTCCTTAAGAGAAAGTGAAGCGACACCGGCCCCAACAGGATAGCCTCCGTTCGTCGTGTAATCCTTCCAGATCGAGAGATCGGGAGTGGACTGCACCAGAGGGAAGCTTCTGTTTACCGGAGTGCCCGCGGCATCCGTCAGAGTGAGAGTGGTCATGTAGATTGCCTACGTGATTGGTTAAGGAAAGTAACGGTTATGTGGGGTCAAGTCGCACCTAACACAATAGGAGACAAAAATGGCATCACGAAAACCCGAACTTCCAGAGGAAAATCAGGTGGTCGAAATGACCATCTCGATACAACCTAGAGGAAAGAGCGTAGCTGTCTATACGATAGACTACGGAGGTGTCTTACAGAATGGAAAGCTAGAGTTGTCAGATCGACAGATAAGACTGTCGAAACGACTCCTACTAGACTTCACACAGGGTAAAACACCCGGTGAGACATAACCTTTAACCATAACGTATAGGGTATCACTACCCCAGCGTTACCGCCAACGTCTGGCCTTAACGGCCGAACGCTGTCGCCAACAACGATAACGCGTTGGCAACATGGGTTAGAGAGAAAGGGTCTTTGAGACGAGGAGGACCGACGGCGGGGAAGTTAGATAACGCTTCACGCGTAAATAACCAACCCTCACCGTCACCAGAACCTCCGGTCCAGAAGGTGTGTTGATCACCACCAACTTCGCCGGTGCTCTTGGTAATCCTCGATCTGAACTTCTGTTCTGCACGGATAGATATCCAACCGCGCTGAAAAGTCAGCCCGGATGAATACGTTAACCGTTCCAGAAAAGAACCCACTGGAATAAACCAGTCCACCACGAAGGAATAAGGAAGTAATTCCCACGCCAACGAGAGTGGATTAGTAATCCCAAGCTGGGACAGCGAAGAGAAAAGGGAATTTCCAACGCTGTATGTTATGGCGGCCTTACCAGCCACCCGACGATTCGTAGCGGTATAGGTAATGATTGGACCGTTTCCGGTAGGACCAGACTCGAAGCTGGAATCACCAGCTTGAGCCGTGGCCTTAGCCTTAGCGGTAAAAGCATCACCATTATCGTTCCAAGCTCGTCGAACAGTCTCACAACTGTTATACACATCCTGGAGAAGGGGTTTCCAGCCATATTGAAGCTGGAGCCACTGTTCCGGGACCCCACCGAAACCCGACTTAACGGCCGAGTTTCGAGAGTAGGCCCCAAACAGCCAATGAGAAGCCGCCCTAAAGCCACCGCGACGCAATGCCGTAACGGCATGAGCGATTCGGTTAGCTGTAGAAGCAACTAGATCAGCTGTTTGGGCTCTCGTTTCGAATGCCTCACCCAGG